GGTGGTGGACACGGAGGTAACTACTTTAATAATGGTTCAGAAGCTGGTGGTTCTGGTGGTGGTGGTGCTTCTACAGACCCACCAAATGGTGGTGGTGCTCCTAAAGAAGGTTCTGCTGGAACAGCAAATGAAGGTTTTAGAGGTGGTAATGGTGGTACTAATGGTTCTACTAATTTCGGTGCAGGTGGTGGTGGTGGTGCAGGTTCTGTAGGAGGAAATAGAAATAGTGGTTCTGGTGGTGCAGGTGGTTCTTCACTAAGTTCATCAATTACTGGTTCAGCAACTGATAGAGCAGGTGGTGGTGGTGGTGGTGCAGGTACAGGTACAGCAGGTGCTTCTGGTGGTGGAGGTGCAGGTGCAGGTAAAAAATACAATAATAATGGTACTGATGCTACAACTAACACAGGTTCTGGTGGTGGAGGTGGAGCTGTTAGTGCAGGTTCAGGTTATGTAGGTGGTAATGGTGGTTCTGGAGTAGTTATACTTAGATACCCAGCAGCATATTCAGCAACATTAGCAGGTGGTGCAACATCAGCTGGTGGAGAACAAACAGTAGGTACAGAAAAATATATTCAAGTAGAAACATCTGGTACAGTTAGCTGGTCATAAATACAAATCTATATGATAAAATCTTTAGTATGGATTATTTAATTGGTTTTCTTTTAGGTTATTTTTTAAAAGAAGCTCTACAATTTATTAAAAGAATAAGCGAATACGATTGGGATAATCGTATTTCATACCAAGATGAATGGGATTTTCTTACACAGGATGACCTTCCATAATGACAACTTCCAATGGCTTTACACAGAAAGAATTGAACCAAATGATATTTGATAAGTTAGATGACATAGATAAAAAGCTAGATGAGAAGTTAGATAAATCAGAATTTTATAAAGTATTGGGATTAGTTGCCACAGTTATATTAATTGTTGGTAGCCTAAGTATGTAGGGATATATGAAAGCACAAGTAAATTTAAGTCAAGTATTACAAGGTGGTTTAGCTGCGTTAGTAGCTTGGTTGTTTCAAACAGTTAATGAATTACAGTCACAAGTTGCTGTCTATATGGTGCAAATACAAAAACTAGAAGAGAATATTGTAGGTCTAGCTATGAGAGAAAGAGAACTTAACTCTGCTTTAACAGATGTTCTCATTAAATTAGGAGGATAAATGATTTGTTGTTTATGTACTGGTATGTGTAACACTTGTCCGATAGGTAAGTAATGTTTAAAAAACTTAAAGATAATCTAGGTTTAGTCGTAACAGGTATAGCTCTTATGTCCTCTGTTGGTGCAGGTATTCAATCTCTTAACGCTGTACTTGTAACTCTTACAGGAATTGATGACAGGATGAATAACATTGAGTATGAATTTGTAACTCTTAAAGATAGCACTTATGTACAAAATGATATAGCTGTATTGTATGAGAAGATACAATCATTAGAGATGGCTGCACAGAATGTAGGCAGGTTCAATGAAGAGATGGCTACCTTACAAGCTAACTTATATAACTTAGAGCAAACAGTTAGAGATGGTGGGTTTGATTTAGATAGATATTACTTACTAGAAAAGTGGGAGTATCAAGACCTTAATGATTCGTTAACTAGAGTAGAAACACAAGTACAAACTGTTAACAATAATATGTGGGAACTTAACGATTTAAAAACTAGACTGGCATACCTTGAAGCTAACAACCATAACCACTAAGATAAGGAGATGCCAATGAAGATAACAACAAGAGATATATGGGGTGCTAAACCTAACAAAAAACCTTTCTCTAAATTAGGAGAAGTTAAAGGTTTAGTGGTACATTGGTCAGCTTATCCTACTGCTGTTGGCAATATGGCAGAGATGGACCAGTGCAAGACTATACAGAGATTACATCAAGAAGATAGAGGCTGGAATGATGTAGCTTATAACTTTTTAGTTGGTGATACAGGTCAGATATACGAGGGTAGAGGTTTTGGAAATAGAAGTGCAGCACAAGGAGGTAATAATCGTGAAGAAATTAACTACAATAATAAGCACTATGTTGCTGTGTGTTGGCTGGGTGGTAGCAATCCTACCGACAAACCTTCAGATAAAGCTATTGCATCTGTTAAATGGTTATCCGAACAAGTAGGTGGAGAACTTAGACCACATAGCTCATTCAAACAAACACAATGTCCAGGAGATGCTTGGCGACAATGGATTATAGAAGAGAAAGCACCTGATATATCTAACAAAGCACCTGATAAGGTGTACATTCCTGATAGTTTTGAGAGTAAATTAGATAAAATCCTTGATATACTAGAGGATATACAAAGAAAATTAAAGTTAGGAAAGTTAATACAATGACACCAGAACTAAAAGATATGTTAGAACGAGCAGTATGGACATTCATAGAAGGGTTCATAGGAGCTTTGACAATCAGTCCAATCGTTGGAATTGAAGCTAACTCACTACAAATTGCAGCTATTGCAGGTGGTGGAGCAGCGTTATCTGTCATCAAAACATTTGCAAAGAAAAAAATAACCTAGGAAACTGTCTTAATATCTGTCTATAATTAGCCTTAACAGAAAGGCTGCTTATGACAGAAGAACTAGGAAACAACTACTACAAATCAGGATGGTTACCCTCTATAGAGTTTGACCACAAGACTGGTAAGGGTGAGATTACTTATGTAGGTACTGACCCAGACTATGACAAGAAGTACGATTCTATATTAAAAGACTGGGGATTTGACCCTAAGTATTATGAGATTGAAGGTGCTGTTAAAGCATCCAGTTGGAACACACAGCTTAAAGGTGGTACAGTTGAAACCTTTTATGCTTTTAAAGGTGTAGTTAAAAGAAAGAATCCAGCATTAGATGAATACTTTAATGAATTACTAAAGCTGTTTAAACACAAACCTCAATTAAAGAACAAAAAATATGGTGGTGACACTGCATTTATATTTACATTAGCAGACTGGCAATTAGGTAAAGCTGATTATGGCGTAGAGAATACCCTTGAACGCTACGAGGTTGCCCTACAAGAGGCAGTCAAACAGATTAAGGCACTGCGTAAGGCAGGTACAGCTATAGATGAGGTGTTTTTATTAGGATTAGGTGACCTCACAGAAAATTGTGACCAGAGCTTCTACTCCTCAATGCCCTTCAATCTAGAATTAAATCTATCTCAACAATATAGATTAGCTAGACAAATGATTATGAAAACTGTTGATACATTTTTACCAGTGGTTGATAAGATAACACTTTGTGGAATCGGAGGTAACCACGGAGAAATGACAAGAGCTGCTAAAGGTCAGGTGTTATCTACAAGATTAGACAACTCTGATATGATGCACTTTGAAGTATGCCAGGAGATTATGGCACAGAACAAGCGTTATAAAAATGTTAAAGTTATTTTGCCTACTGATTACCACCACCTTTTAGAAATAAAAGGTATAGGTGTAGCTATAACACACGGACATATGACTACTGGTGGTGCAGGACCTGAAGGTAAGATAATGAAATGGTGGCAAGGTCAGATGTTTGGTTGGCTACCGAGTGGAGCTGCAGAAATTTTAGTAACAGGTCACTATCATCATCCAAGATTATTGAAACAAGGCAAGAGAACTTGGATGCAGTGTCCATCTATTGATGCGAGTAAAGACTTTACTGCTCGTACTGGTATGTGGAATGAGCCAGGTGTCTTAACTTTTACTATTAATAAAGATGGTTGGGATAATTATAAGATAGTTTAAACAGAGTACATACTGTATTTGACAGTGAGTTCTGTACCTGCTGGAATAATTTCCTCTGTAAATAAATAGCGTGTCATCTTACCTGTAATTTTACAGTTAGGTGTTTCGCTATGATTAATAAAACCACCAAGTGGGGTACGCAGTAGGTTGTTATCTTCACCAAACCAATGTGCGTGTGTCATACCTAGTGACTCGTAAGGTTCTAAATCTTTTAAGGTAAACAAACCTAACCCTTCTACCTTACTTGGTTGAATAGTAAGGTAGTCAGGTAAAGGTCTATACATTATTCTTCTTCCTGTGTTACTTCTTGATTAGTAATAGTCATAGGATATAGAGGTAAGATTGCAGCAATCTCTTGCTTACCATCTGCTTTATTAAATATAATTGTTTTAAAGCTACCTCTCTTCTCTAGTTCTGCTAATAGTTCTAGCATATTTACTTTACTTAAATCACTCATAGTATCTCCTTTGTATGTACTTTAGCATCTGATTCATACAGATACCCTACTCTTTTGTTTTTGTTATCTCTGTTTTCAAACCTACTTGTTGTTGGCATAGGTCTTTCTGTCCAGTTAAAATTGTAACCACTATCTGTTAGGTCTGTTATATTCCAAGTGTGAATATTTCCTTTGTATTCATTTAGATATATAAACTTTCTACCACTGTTAATAGCAAGAGCAAGATTAGTTTTGTATTTATCTTCTTGTATTATCCAGGAATCATACTTCGTATCTCTGGATTTTATTTCAACTAGATACAGTTCATTCTCTGCATCATATGGTGAGTACTCATCTTCAGCCAGTGTGAGTTTACCCATAACATCTTCATACAATTCGTTTAAACAGTTAACTATATCTGTTTCTTCCATTAGAACATCTCTTCTTGTTGTTCTTTTTTGATTGATTGTTTATCAACTGACTCTATCAAAGCGTGACACACTGCCCATTCCCATTTATAAGGATTGTTTTCATCCTGTAATTTATATCTATTACCACAATAAAGATTACCTTCAAAGTCTAGGTACTTAATCTTATTGTCTTTACATAGATAAGGAGCTTTGTGTGTCCTGTCAGGTGGAGCTGGTACATCAAAGTTATGATTAGGATATTTCTTTTGCAGTGTAGCTTTTAATCTCTCCACTGCAAATGAATCTCCTATAGGTTCTAAAGCCACTCTGTTGGGCAATCAGTGTCACCCCAACCTATCCAACCACAGCCTTCTTTGTCGCCATAATTGTTACAACTCCAGCTAGGTATCTTACCAAACTTATCTGGGTCATCCTGCTTTTTCTTTCGGTTGTCCTCTATCCATTCAGACTTACCACACTCTGGGCAGTTCTGTGTTATGTCTTTGAACTCACCTAATACTTTTTCAATATCACTTGTATCTTCAGACACAACTTCAATCATTGTTATATAAGTACTCATCTGTTCGCTGTTCCACTCAGATATATTTGTAGGAAAGCCTTGTGTTTCTGTGACATCTTTGTATGTGTCATTCATCATTTTCTTTCTTACTTTCTCATCAGGTATCATAGCTGTAACAGTATGGTCAAGCTGTTGTTTGTTGTTAGGATTATCTTCTACCTCTTTAACAAACTCCTTCTTAGCTTCAACTAATGCTTTATCTTCTTGCTCAATAACAACATCTTTAACTCTACCCTTTTTCTCAATAGGTTCTTGTTTGTTATCATCTGCATAGAAGTCATCAGTTCCTGACCATAGCTCTACGCCAAGACCGAATCTCATACAAGCTCGTTTGAAGGCATCACTCTCTGCAAGTTTAAGACACTCACCTAGTGTTGCTCTGTTAAGTGCTGCAGATTCTACATCTCCTGCACCATCATATGAACCCATACCTTCTATGGTTATAGTTCCTTTACCACCAATAACTTTGTCATTGATAATAATAGGTTCAAACTTCCAGTCATACTTAACATCACAATCTCGTAGTCTTTCTACATACACTGCGTGGTTAACATACTTTCCGAACTTACCCTTAGGTGGGTCCATTACTACTTCCTTTGGAAAAGGTTTAAGTAATTTCTTTTTAGTTTCTTTATTCATTTATTCTCCTGTTATCATTAGAGGAACAGAATGTTTTATTATTCATTTTGTTTCCTTTCTGATAGTAGAGCCTCTAGTAATAGAGGCTTTTCTATTTACTATCTTCATCTATTAATT